CTCAGATTTAGGTGAACAAGGCTTGCTCCCACCAGGGGCACTTGATACCGTTTTTGAATTGTACAAAGGGGAATTTACATCCAGGGAACAAAGTAGATTTAGAGACAAATTTTATGAAAAATGTGGAGTGAAACAATCAACCATTCAAGATCGAGAAGACAAGAGAAAAGAGCTTTACGGGACTAAAGTTTCCGGTGGAGCGAAGAATTTAAGATCGCAGCACAATTATCAAACAGAATACGCATCACAACAAGAAATAGATGACGGCATTAAGGAATTGAAACGGGAGGATCCAACCATTGTGGAACCCTCCAAACCACCAATATTTAATAAAGCATTGCCGGAGGGGTTATTACAACTCTCCTCTAGCAAAGGCGTTCTTAGTGTTGAGGGTATAGGTTTTATGATACCTGATGTAAACGGAGCACGTGTGATCGTAACTGCTGGCCATTTTGGCAGACGTATTGGAAACACCTTAAAGATAGTACAAGTTAAAGAATTAAAAGAACACGACGGTTCAATTAAAATATCTCGGAAAGTCGTCACATTAATTAATAGTACCAATAAGCCTAAACAGTTCTTTGTTAACAAGCAAAGAAGTTATGATGATACAATTGTCATTGAAGTTTTGGTTAACATTAACGACTTTACTACTTTGAAAACGCAGATTGGAGAAAGAAAAGATGTTTATAACAATTTACTGTTTTTTACAAAATCAGTAGCAGATAATTTGACAGGTATTAGAACTAGTGGTTCATACCAGGCATCAAAATCTGATTCTATAGTTATTCAAGCGTGTGGGAATCCAGGTGATTCTGGTACACCGCTGTTTGAAACAGACATCAATGGTGGAGGAAGAAAATTAGTAGGTGTTTACGTCGGTGAAAGACATTCGAGTAACCAAGGAGCAGCTGTTGGGCTTACACAAACTGCCTGTGATAAGCTTGGTCTGAAATATGGCGCAAAAAACTAAAAGGGATTTTTCAGGATGCATTACAGAACCCGGCTTGTGTTCAAAGTAATGCATATTACGTAGTAGATAATATAAAGTATCCTTTCGCCTTTATGGAAAGGATTGATGCCCAGCGCACTTCTACAAAGAGCAAATATGAATTGTACTCGTATGTCGTTCCAGACATACCGGATAGCTCTTACGCGCCAGCCAATTTGAACATTCGTTCTATTGAAGCTGGTATCGTTAAGTACTTTCATAAGATAACGCACGTAGATTATGCCAATCTGTTAGTGGACCTAATAATACAAATGAAGATACCGGTATGTGATAACGTACTATCTGAGAAAATTATTAGGAAATTTGACAGTCACTTTCATCTACTCGATTTATACCTGGAAAAACCCCTATCCTTCGAAAACGTGAAGGAAATAGCAGTACGTAGCATTAACGGAAGTTTAAGATCTGCAACATCAGCAGGAATAGGTTTCAAAAAAGATAGAAAAACAATAGTTAGAGAATATGAGGATGATTTTAAATCATGTTACGACTATGATTGTTTTGATATCAATATTTATTGGAAAATGTTTTTGAAAGATGAACTCAGAGAGAAAATTAAGAAAACGAGATCAATAGCTGTTGGACAACTGCATATGTGGATTATAGCAATGAAATATTTAGGAGGATTCTATTATTGGTTAATAGACACGAAACCTGAATGGACAGGATTCGGCATGGATGACCGTGCTGAAACCTGGACATTCGCATTCTCCGATTGGGACCCAGAGCAAACTACATATGGATATGATATTAAGAATCAGGATAGTAAAATGTCTCCAGCTTTCATTGATTTCATGATGCTTTTCTTAAAACGGTTCACCCCTCAATCAGCGTGGGACGCTATTGAATGGGTGTTGGAACAATCTTTTACCAACAAGAAACTAGTTGATTACATGGGGAGAGTCCTTTCATTCTCGCAGGGCGAGATGAGCGGTTTTCCGTTAACCATCGTGTTCAACACTTTGCATAATCTATTCATTCATGTTCAGAGTGAAGTAGTATGTGAATTGTTAGGTAAAGACGATCCTATTAAGTTAAAGAAAGTTCTTGGTGATGATACACTGATGCAGACTAACCATCCTGATATATTAGAGAAAGTAGCCTTGATTAATGGCCATTTAGTAACGAAAGAAGTAGGCCGTCTTTATGAAGACGTCACCTTTTTGTCTAATAAACTCACTAATAATGGTAACTATATAGTGCCTTATTATGCTAATTTAGAAAAAATGTATGCTTCTTTATTATATACCACTCATGGTAATGATGAATATTTTCAGAAATGTTGTTCATATACCAATTTACTTCTTTTCTCTCCGGAAGGAAGTGAAGAGCACAAGTGGTTACTTTCTATTTATTCGCACTCAAAGTATCTCTTGAAGACAGG